CGCCCCATTGTGCGAACCCGAAATTGGGCCAGGGGGGCATAGAACAGGGGGGGTATAAGCGATTCGGTTGATCAGGGAGGCTGTCGATGACGATGAACAACAGGCCGGTCGAGGATCCGCGGCTGCAGAAGGCGTTGGACGAAGTGAAGATGGTGTTCGCACGGTATGGCATGGCCGGCGCGGCGATGGTGATCGGGCCCGACGAAGCTGCATTCGTCTACGCGATGCACGCGCCATGGAGTGCCATTCGCTACGACCCAGATACACCGCTCGGCTGGCGGATTCGCGCATCGTTGGGCGAGGACGGCAAGGAAGGAGACACGCCCCTCGAGGGAGCGGCACACACGGTCTGCCAGTTGTCCGACTTCGGCTCGATGACGCAGGACTGGATGGAGCAGATCAAGGTGATGCTGCGCGAAACCGGCCTGGAGATCGAGCACACCCCGTTCGGTGGCCAACCGCTGCCATCGCTCGCTCTTGGCCAACGGCCGCGCAAATGACCCCGTCGGCCCCCCCTTCAGGTGGTATGCCGTTGCACCGGATCGACACCAAATAGCGGTAACCCCTTGACAAACGGGAAGGCGATAGAGCCATTTATTGCCAAGCTGCGGCAATCCGCTGGCTACCAGGGCTCACCCAGGGGTTAGATATGCCCACATTGCCGCCGAAACATCGGCCGGCGGGGTGGCGTCCGACACCGAAATTCGTCAATCCAGATCACGCATTTTACGGCACGCAGGCCTGGAAACGGTTGCGCGAATTCGTCCGAAAACGCGACGCCGGGATCTGTGCACGCTGCGGCCGGGCTGAAAGCTGGCGGGTCGACCACGTCAAACCGCGTACCGATGGCGGGCCTGACGACCCCAGCAACCTGCAGCTGCTGTGCGACGACTGCGACGCCAAAAAACACCGCGAGAAGGGGAGTGCGTGGCGATGATCATCCCGCTCATGTACCTGCTCATCTACGTTCTGGTCGTCGTCCTGTTCGCGGTTGTCCTCCTGTGGGCGATGGACCAGCTCGGCGTGCCGGAACCGATCCGAACGGTTCTCCGCGTCATCGTCATCGTGATCTGCCTCTGCATCATCATCATGCTGATGCTCGACATACTCGGTGGAGCCCGGCTGCTGCTACCGGTGCGGTGACCGCACGCCATGGCCGACGACAACAAGCCGCGGCCAGAGTCCACAGCGCTGGGCGTCCTCGATCGCCTGCTGACGTTCATGACCAGCCCGTGGAAGGCGATCGCGGTGGTCGTCCTGGTGATCGTCTGCGGCATTCTGTACATCGCCTACGATCAGCGGACCTTGATCGCCGATGCAGTGCTGACCAGAGCTGGCGAGCTGGCACGGATCAATGACGCCGCCTTCATCGCCGATGCGCCGCGGCTGCTCCGCGACACCCGCTCCGACATGGTCATGTTGGTCGAGCTGAACGTGTCGGACAATTTGATGACCGACAGGGTCGGGATCGACCTCGACGGCAATCGCTGGGTGCCCTCGACCGGGCCGCAGCAAGCGCTGCTGCCCGAATCGTCGATGCCTTTGCTGGTGAAGTTCTTGGCCAACGAGGTCGCGTGCGTCGACACCGCCAAGGCGGTGAACGAGGACACCCGTGCAATGGCAGCCAAGGGGTACCAGCGGGTTTGCTTAGTGGCGGTGCCACCGATCCTCGGTGTCCAGGTCGGTGGCCTCATGGTGGCCTGGAAGCAGCCGCCTATGCCCCCTGCCGAGGTGCGCGCCGGATACGTGATGAAATCGGCGGCGATGAAGTATGCAACGTGGTGAGTGGCGGTTTCTGCCGATGCGCTGACGGGCTAATTCACCAAATCGTCGCGCCTGAAGCGCTGCGTCGTGGCGTAGATAGCTACGTGCCGATAACTTCAAAAACGGAGTATACACACATGAGTACACGCGTAAAAGTCGTCGGCGGACACCTCATCATCGAGGGCGTCGCGCCGGGTCGGCCGGATAATTCCCTACCGGGATGGGACGGCCCTGTCGATCCAGGGTATGGCATTGAGGAAGGCCACGTCGACAACACCCTTCCAACACCTCCCGGCATTTGGCCGCCACCCGTCAGCATCTGGCCGCCTACGCCATTGCCACCGGACTATCCAATGCCGCCCGGCAGCGTCTGGCCCCCGATCCGCCCCGTCGATCCTGGGTACGGTGTCGGTAATGAGCGGCCCGACAATGCGTTGCCGGGGCAGCCACCTGTGGTGGACAATACACTGCCAGGAAGCCAGCCGCGGCCGGATCACGGCTTACCATCGCAAAAGTTCCTTGTCGCGATCGTCGGCGTGAGCGCTGGCGGCGGGCTGAAGGTCATTGGCTACACCGTGGTGGATCCGAGCCTATCGGTCGGTTATCCGCTGCCGCCACCACCGCAAGCGCAGCCTAAGTAACGTCTGACCATGGTCGAAAGGCGGCACGTTTTAGCGGGCGTGCCGCCACTACCATGAGAGGTCGTAAACCCAAGCCGACGGTGCTCAAGAAGCTGCACCAGTCGCACAACCCGATCAACGAGCACGAGCCGATCCCGCAGAGCGACCTGTCGGTAGGGTCCGACTCAGCGCCGGCGCATTTCGACGACGATATGCGCGCCGCCTGGAACTACGCACTGGCGAATTCGCCACCCGGCCTGTTGAAGGCGATCGATGCCAGCGTGTTGGAATGCTGGGTGATCGCGCATTGCGTCCACCGCAAAGCGGTCAAGGGGCTGATGGCCGAGTCATCGCTTGTGGTGCCGGCAACTGCAGGCTCGGCTCAGTTGGTGCAGTCAGCCTACCTTCCGATCGTCAATCGGCAGGCGATGATCATGATGCGCGCAGCCTCGGAGCTGGGCTTCTCACCGACCGCGCGTCCCCGGATTGGCCTCACTCTGGGAGGCGGGGAGCTGAACGGACCACAGAATGTCCCAGCCGGCCAAGAATCGCTCGACGCTTACCTCCAGCGAGCTCCCAAGGCGACGGCCGTCCACTGACAAAGACCCCGTCAGCGCGTACGCGTGGGACGTCTGCAAGGGGAAGATCATCACCGGCCGCTTGGTGCGGCTGGCGTGCGAACGGCACTTCAAAGATCTCGCCTACGGTCCGCAGCGCGGCCTCGTGTGGCGGCCCGACATCGCCATCTACGGCATCCAGTTCAGCAGCTACCTTGTCCACTCGAAAGGCGAGTGGGCGGGCCAGCAGGTTCGCCTCGAGCCCTGGCAGCAGTTCATTCGCGGCAGTGTCTATGGCTGGTTCCTGGCCAACGGTCTGCGCCGGTTTCGCACGGTCTTCGAAGAGATCGCACGCAAGAACGGCAAGTCGACCTCCGCCGCGGCCGTCGCGCTCAAGGCACTGGTTGCCGACGACGAGCCGGGCGCCGAGATCTACAGCGCCGCCACGAAGAAAGACCAAGCGAGGCTGGTGTTCGATGAAGCGCGGCGCATGGTTTTGCGCTCGCCGATGCTGCTGCGACGGGTCAAGGTTCTCACCAGAGTCCTCGCAGTAGATAGCACGCTATCCAGCTTCGTTCCGCTGTCATCGGACGATCGCACGCTCGACGGTCTCAACCCGCATTGCGTCGTGGTCGACGAGCTGCACCGTCACAAAAGCCGCGCCGTGCTCGACGTGCTCGACACCGCGCAGGGTTCACGCCGCCAACCGTTGCTGTGGATCATCACCACCGCCGGGGACGACAATCCGGAGAGCGTCTACGCGGCGGAGCATGACTACGCGATCAAGGTGCTCGAGGCCCTGGTTCTCGACGACAGCTACTTCGCCTACATCGCGACGCTCGATCGAGACGATGCCTGGGACGATCCGAAGAACTGGATCAAGGCCAATCCCAACCTGCACGTCAGCGTCAAAATGGACGATCTGAGGCGCCAGGCGCTGAAGGCAAGCCGATCGCCGCCCGCGTTGGTCGCATTCAAGCGGCTGCGTTTGAACATGCGCACATCGGACAGCGCGCGCGCGATCGACATGGAGGTGTGGCGCAAGAACAGCCAGGGGCCGTTCGATCCCGCAGAGCTGATGCAGCGGGTGTTCTTCGGCGCACTCGATCTGTCGTCCCGCATCGATCTGTCGGCCTGGGTGAAGCTGTATCCGCCGATCGAGGAGGAGACACGTTGGAAGATCGTGCCGCGGTTCTGGATGCCGAGCGACACCATCGAGGCGAAGAGCGACCGTGATCAGGTGCAGTATCAGCGCTGGATCGAGAACGGGCTGATCGAGGTCACCCCAGGCAATGTCATCGACCACAATGAAATCCAGGCTGCCGTGCTGGAAGACTGCCGTCTCAATGAGCCACGCAGCATCGCCTACGATCCATGGAATGCCACGCAACTCGCGGTCGCGCTCGAGGGCGAAGGCCTGCCCATGTACGAGTTCATCCAGGGTATTCGCAGCTACACAGCACCAACGAAGATGCTGGAAGCAATGCTGCTGTCCGAGCAACTAGATCACGGCGACAATGAAGTATTGGCCTGGATGGCCTCTAATCTTCATGTGCAGAGCGATAAAAACGAGAACAAGATGCCGACCAAGAAGCACAGCACTGGTCGCATCGATGGCATGTCCGCCCTGATCATGTGCATCGGCCGTTCGATGGCGGAGGACGATACCGCCGGTTGGGACGGCTTCCTCGGCCGTCCGATCACCGCGTGAGAAGGGATGGATATCATGGCGTATAGCCATCCGAATTGCACCCGAGACCCTGCCGAGTGTCGGATCACCGTGGTCAGTTCGACCGTGACCGCCATCGACTGGGCGCCGGTTTACGATGGCCACGGCGTGATGACGAATCGTGATCCGAACACGTCGACCACCGTGAAGAGCTGCAGCACCTGCAGCGCTGAATGGTCGGAGGTGCAGAGCGCGGGCGAGCTGATCTATGCGACCACGAAAGACCCGGTGCAGCCATGACGCCGGGCTCAATGCCGATCTCGATCTACCGCGGCGATTCTTATCGCTGGCAGTTCACGCTCTGGCAGGATCCCGGCAAGACGACGCCGGCGGATCTGACTGGCGTCACGGCCAAGGCTGAGATCCGTACCGCGCCGGGCGGCACGCTGATCACCTCGATGGATCTGACCGTCGTGATGCCCAACATCATCCAGGCGGTGCTGCCGGCCACCAAGACGTCGACGCTGGCGACCTCTGGCGGGGTGTGGGATCTGCAGCTCACCTACACCAACGGCGATGTGCAGACCGTCCTGCTGG